CAGTGTCCAAGAAGGCGACGATTTTATCGACTGGTGGTATCTCATGTCTCTCTTTATAGACTCTGCCCACAAGTTTATCAAAAGTAATGTACAACGAGTCTGTATCCGATGCAATAACATAATCCCTACCCTTCGTGTTAAGTATTTTGTTTAGATATTCGTTCATCATACGTTCAATCCAACGTATAGACAACTGACCGCTCAGTGTAATACCTTCCGCCATACGAACGTCAAAGTGTCTGAAGTATTTGTTACCCAAAGCACCATAAGCAGAGTTCAACTGAACCTTCTTTGCCAACTGCAGATTCTTAAACTTCGAGATATCTTTTTGTAGTTGCACTCGTTCTTGGAGCAACTCTTGTTTTGTCATCTCGTCAACTGATTTCATTTAGTTTCCTGTTCACTTGTTCAAGTCTATCCTGTGCTTCGAGCATAGACTTCTTCGCTTTTACTCGATCGTTGTACATTCTGTTCATCATCTCAGGCAAGAATCCCATCTTACCTTTATCATAGCACGTTCCATTTGCAGCAACAGAGTATTCAGTTTTGTTAGTATAGTTCCCATCGATTGCATCTTCGAGCGAGAAACTTTCTCGCGCATCTTCTATGAATGTATCTGGACTTATATTATACTGCATAATCAAATGCGGATACAAACTATTCAGGTCGAAACTCATAACCCACTTGTGCATACCGACCTTGGGATCCTTCACATAAGCACCAGCAAACTGAGAAAACTTATCTTTACGTTCTTTCGGTGGTATGGCAATCTTACGATCCGCCAACCAGTTATGTATCAACACATCCCACATACGAACCTGAGTAAATACATCGCTGTAGTTTACCTTCGCGTCATACGCAATCGCAAGTGCCATCTCAATCAACTTCATCTTGTCTTCGATCTTATCAATAAGTTCGACGTCTTTAATATTATAGTCGATAAACTTCTCATAGTCAAGTTTATACAGTTGGTGTAGCGTTTCAACTTCAGAGTAGTCAAGTTTCTTCTCACCGAGTTCAACGTGAGCAATGTGATCAAGTCTGTAACTTTCTTGCTGAGAATAGGTAAACTTTCTGTAAAGGTCTAGATAGTCAAGAACTGTAATGCCTACAAACTCAACGTCGATTTGCTTACGATTGAATTTTTCGTATTCACGTTCGTTAATCAAACCAACAGGAGACAGTTTCTTTGATACTTGATCGCCAAGAAGTTTAGTCATACGATTGTACAGATAAGGAACATCAAATCCCTGTACGTTCCAACCAGTAATGATATCCACGTCCCACATGCGCCAGTGCTTTAGGAAGTTGAGTAATAGTTCTCGCTCATCCTTACACTGTAGATAAGTTACCTTGTCGGACTTTACCGTATAATCCTGACAACCAAACGTATAATACGCACCATCAAGCGATACGGTGATAGCAGTAACAGGTTGATTAGCAAGTTGCGGATCTGGGAAACCTTCCTCAGAACCCACCTCAATATCAATATTAAGAACTCGAATATAATCTGTGTCATAATCTTGTGTGTAGTTTTCGTTTACGCAAACATAATCGTATAGTGTTGATCCATAGATCTTGAAGTTTTCTACTTCGGTGTATTTCTTTGCAAAGTCTCTAGCATCTCGTATACTGCCCATCTCGATTGCTTCAAGTGGCGAACCATCAATTGCTTGCCAATTAGAATTGTTTCTAGCAGGAACATAGAGTGTAGGATTGTATGGAATACGATCCGTGAATCTTTTGCCGTTATCATAACCACGCACGATGACGTAGTTACCACGCATAAAAAAGTTTGTGTAAAATTTCATAGTAGATCTATTATATAATAATTCACGGTTCAAGTCAATAAAAAAGGGAAGCATTGCGCTTCCCTTCCCTGAGATTACTTCCCAAGTAACATACTCCTATGGAGTTTGTCAAACTCACCGAGTTTTATTTTCTTAGGTAGTTCTTCCTCTGGTATCACATTATGTAGTCCAACATATAACATACCATTCACTATATCAGCACCAACCACTTCTACGGTATCAGCAAGAGTAAACTGCCTGCGGAAACCTTTAGCAGAAATGCCCTTGTGAATATAGTGCGATTCATCTTGGAGTTTATTTCTCTTACCATCAATCGTCAATTTACCATTTTCAAGAGTGACCTCAATATCATCTTTAGTGAAACCAGCAACAGCAATCTCAATGAGATAGTGATGCGTTTCTTTTTGTATGATATTGTATGGAGGGTAGGATGGTTGTTTCGACTTCACTTCGTCAATACGATTGAGTGTATCAAAAAGTGGATCGAATCCGAGAAAGATATCTCGTGGAAAGTTTGTAATAGTCATATAGTTTCTCCTTTTTATAAAGCAAGATAAATGAGTCCCTTTCGGCAACTCGGATAATGTAAGACTTAGATGGGAGTGCAACAACGCACCCCCGATGAAACAGATTAACGATTAGCGATGTACATTGTCACTTCAAAGCCGAAACGCATTTCTGTATATTCTGGTTTTGTCCACATAGTAATTCTCCTTCTATTTAATTGAAATAATATGTAAAGACAGGTCATCGGAGAGCAATAGCAAAGTCCAACTTGAGTCCCACAGGCGTTATTTATAACGCTACAACCATTGTACTACTAATCCCAAAATAAGTCAAGGTTTTTCTGTATATTTCTTTGGTAATTAAGCAGGAGCAACTCTTTTCGGTTCTTTTCGTCGTCTCGATAGACCTTACTAGAATGCATGGTATAGGTTAAATCCCACTCTATTTGTTCCCAGTCAGAGTATGCTTCCTGTAGAGTCTCATTAGAGTTGTATGTAATCATAACCATATTATCATCAGTATCTACGCAATCATGAAACTCTTTATGATCGAACCCACTATGCATGTCCCCACTGGACCCATATATAAATGACTTGATATCATAAGGTGGGTCACAAAATACAAAGGCATCCTTATCTCCGTCTAATAGATGTTTGTAATCATAGTTTGTAATTTGCCACTTTTGTATTAGTTTTTGAAAACGTGGAAGACGTGCTATGATATTATGATTGAAATTGCTGTTAATTGCGTCTTTACTGAACGACCCAGCAGTTTCTCCGAGTCCTGAAAATGAACATCGATTTAGCATATAGAAACGCCATGCTCGTTCGAACTCAAAGATGTGCTTGTTGCACGTCAGACTGATTTAGCAACCAGTCTTTCTTTTTATGTAAGAAGTCTGCGAGCTTGTCGCCTTCTTTCTTTAGCGTAATCCAAAAGCAATATAGATTGTAGTATTTGTCGTTGACCCAAACAGGGATTTCTGGATATCGTTTAGTAAACTCGATTGCACAACTACCGCCACCGACGAATGGGTCGCGATATTCTCCGATGTTTTCCATTGGTGGTAGATGGTGTTCTTGAAACAAAAACTTTACTGCTCTTGTTTTTCCTCCAGGATATCTTAGAGGCGACTTCAAATCTTTATTCATTATATATTGTTGGGGGAGTGTCGCTCCCCCTCTCCATTATATTAGTATCAGTCTTTTTTCGTAATGAACTTGTAAAGTTCTTCTGCTTTCGCCATTACTTCCTGTGGTTGATACATCTTTGGAATATACTTATTCATATCTTCCATAGTTTTTGCTGAGTCTTTTGTTTGCTTCAACATCGTTTGATAGTTTTCTTGTGCCATGTCATACTGCTTGTCTAACATTTCTTTTGCCATTGCTAGAATATCAAAACGAATTTCAAATGGATTTTTATTTGCCATGTTGCCTCCTGTGTGATGTGTGTAATAATATAGTTAGTGTGGCAAGAAGTTGCTCTTACTCGTACTTCTTTGTTGCCAGTTTCTCATTCGTGTTTCTAGATCGGAAATATTTTGAGACTTGGATAGATAAGACTCTAGTGCTTGTTGATCATTACCTTCGCACCATCGCTCAAACGCATTACTAATTATCGTCATTAGTTTTTTCATACCCAGTAACCGCCATTGTTTCTATATCTTTCCAACTTCTTCTTTGCACGGTATACTTGCATTTCTATTATTGCATTCACTATCTTGCGTAGTGTTTCCATGTGTTGCTTCTCCTTTTGAGATGTGTTGTGTGTGATGGCGAGTGATTTTGATGGAGTTCAC